GATGCCTGATAGCATACCTTCCTCAAAGATTACCTCACGGACACATTCTTTAATAATATTTTTGAGTTCCGATTTTTTCATTATAACCTCTTTCTTATTTGTCGCCCAAAATGTCGTTCAAGGCACGATTAATCCTGTCAGCCTTGGTTAAATGTGTCTTAACTTGGTTCTCGGCGACCAAAAATGCACCGGTTGTGCTTGGTTCTGATACTAAATCAAAGCAAAGTAGTTGGAAATCGTCCTCAACCATGGTAACACCGCCCTGTTGGCGAGTTGAGCCGAGACCACGACTTGAAATGCCCAATTGAACGCCACCTTCTACTAGTTGTTTGGCGATTTGACCTGCTGGGGTGTCCAAAATCCTCATTTTGCCCATGACATCGTCGCCTTCCCACCACACTTGCGTGATTAGGTGGCTAGCATTCTTCAATTCTACGACTGAACTGTCTGGATGGTCTAGTTCGCCGATGGCACGACCTTCACGAACAAGCTTTTCGTAGTTCTTCATCTCTCTTTCGAGGATTGGTCGTGGGTAAATGCGTCCATTGCCGTTCTTTTTGCCAGCGGCTTGGATCTTTCCTGCTACAATAAGGTGTGTTCCTTGGCGGTTACCTTCACGCTCTTCTTCTGTGAGAAGATCGTCGCTGTAATCTAGGTTCATAAACTCTTGTAGTACATATTTCTTAGTCATTTTTTATCTCCTTTGGAATGCGGGCGTTACCCGCACGATACTGCTACCACGACAGCAGTTTGCTACGGGTCGCAACATCCACTTTTGCGTCCAAGCTCCCTTTCGTTCGTTGTTCAAGTTGGATACCTCCATCTGTTATTATCATACACAAAGCGTATGATGTTGCCGATGAAAGCGATCCTAATAGAAAAGCATTCACCAAACTAACATTATATGTAAATAGTTCGGTGTAGGGGTTTAGCATCACCAACAGGACCCCAACCCAGAAGCCAATACACATTGGACAATGGAAGAAGTGGTGTTTTGGGCGAATAGGTTCGAATATTTTAGCGTATGCTAAAATCTGTGTGATTCCGTAGGAACACAGAATAAAATATATGAGGGACATTAGTAGTAGTAGCCGTATCCCGCAAACGTATAGGTTGGATCTGCTGAGTTAGCACGACCTTCTGGTGTGTCCTGATATGGAGGAACTTCACCGTATGCTGTAGAATCCTTTGCGTCTGGATCTGTAAAGCGGTCTTCGATGTGCTCGTCGTATTCTTCGGCGACTTGCTCTGAGTCTTGGATTTGTTTTAGGTACTCGCTGATTCGATATAGAACAGCTTGCAGCGTATCAACGTCACCCTCTGCTGGGTAAGTTGTTTCTACCATTCCGAAAACTGCACCACCACGAGGAGCAGCAGCATCAGTTACGCCGCCCTTGAAAAGATCGTACATTAGATCCTTCTGGTAATCATAAACGTCTTTCTCGACGTTTGGCTTGGGCATTGTGACGACCTTGTTGTCGGAAGGGTTAATAACAATATCAAGATACTTGTGATCGTTTATAAGAAGGTTGCCGTCAAGAGTCTTCTTGACCTGAAGGGCTATGGAGGCCTGGATTGGTTTTGGCTCTTCTTTTACGGCATCACCGATCTTAATCGTTATTGGCATCTTCTTCGTATTCTCTTACTAGTTTTTGGAGTTTCAAGATTTTTAGTATTTCTTGTTCCCCTAGATTTGCTACATTAAATTCAGAGATTTGCTGTAGGACCTGCTTGGTATTCTCAACCATTTGCTCGTCTTCTTTAACTTCGTCAAGATTGAGTGAGGATTCTACACTTTCGTGGATTCTCTTGAGTTCAGTCCCAGCATAAAGTTTGAAGTCGGCTTCGTTCTCATTGAAGGAAATAATGTATCGGTTGAGTAGTTCCTTCTGTTCTGGGAGCAACTCAGTATAGGTGTCGTTAAACCTCTCTGTAAATGATTTGACGACGAGATTATCTACTGGTTGTAGTTCTTCTTGTTCTTCTGGGGCAGAGGTGAGTGTCTCGATTACTTTTTGTTCCATCAACACTCTGTTTTTGACTGGAATCTTATCACCAAAAATTTGAGCGAGGGTTGCATAGGACTTGTAGTTAGGAACGAAGTTGTTAAATACTTCTTTGCCGAGGTCGGTATTGACCTTTTTGATTACGGCTGATTGTTCCTTGAAGATGTTTTGCTGATCAAGCTGATCATATTCTTTCTTCGCACGGAAAACCATCTTCTCGGCTGTATATTGGTCGAGGTTAGATTTGTCTGCCAAAGCATTGAAGCAGCTTAACTCACTGAACAGTACCATGCCACTGCGGAAGTGCTCCTTAAGAATGGCTTTAACTTTTCTGGTGCGAGCCACATCTTTATCAACAACTGATTTTGTTAGTTCCCTTACAAGGGCTTCATACAAAAATGCTGTGTTTCTTTTTTTATTATGCTTGACCTTCATCTTTTGTTTCCAGTTGTTTTATTAGTTGCTTAATATCGAATTGAGTTTCAAATATTAAATCCTCTTCGGTTTGTTGCCCTTCGCTATGGATTCCATTAGATAAGGAACTCATTTCACCATACCCTTTAAATAGTGCCCGACGAGACGAACCTGCCCCTTCTCTGTTATAAGCACCATTCATGCTGCGACGGCGGGCACCCTGTTTCCAGCGAGGGCTCTTAACTCTCATGTAGCCATTGTCGTCTCTTTGCCCTGGTTCAATTTCAGGTTCGGCGAGGAGTGGTCCTTCTTCTTCTGGCTCTTCTGCTTCTGGCTCAGCACCAAGATCAGCACCAAGATCCTCACCACCAAGGTCACCGAGATCGCCGCCTTCTGTTGGCTCTGGTACTGTGCCTGCCTCTTCGATAGCTGCTCCGTGGAGGGCATCAGTAAATTGTTCAACCTGGATTCTATCAATCTCTTCTTCGGAGAGCTTGAAGATGTTTCGATATACCCACTGTTTGGAGAAGTATCCGTCAGTAGCACTACCAGCGACATCAAACTTGGTTCGCATATGTTCGAGTTCCTGTAGTTCAGCAATCTTGGATGGATTGTTGAGGGCTAGCTTGAAGGACAACAAGTCGTTGTTTCTATATCCAAGAGTATAAAGGTGGATGATACAAATCTTTTCTAGTTCCGCAACAATGACTCGCTGAAGTCGTTGAATAGTTCTAGCAAAGCGAATATCCTTTTGGGATAGAGTTGTCTTGTCTTCTTGAGCATCTGATTGTGCGAGATAAGCCTTTGGCACCTTAAGGGCTGAGAAAAGCTTATCACGAAGATAATTCACATCATCTATGTCGCCAGTAAATTGACCACCTGCTAGGGTTTCAATTCTTGTATTACTAGCAGCACCACGAATAGGAATGTAGAAGTCCTCATCTACACTCATAGCATTGTATCGCAAATCAACTCGGCCAGTGTCTTCATCGACAATCTGGTTTCGTTTCATTTGAGTTTTGACTTGCTCAATGTACTGCTCTACATCTTCTGCCGCCATATTACCGACATCAATGTAGAATACTCGTCGCTCTGGTGAGCGGACGATACGATAAGCCATCATCGCATCTTCTAGGAGTGTAAGCTGTCGCCAAATGCGGCGAGATGGCTCTAGGACTGAAGTTCCGTAGGGAACATACTTATCATTCCCTAGAACACGGAAGTGGGAGACCTGCCAGTTCTCAAAAGTTACACCAGAGTTTCCTTCGGCATTCTGCCAATAGAACTGAATGTAGTTTGGATTGGTTGGGTCTGTTCCTTCAATTCTTTCCATTTCACGGACTGGAAGTGGGATCACATTTGTAATACCCAACTTTTCGTCAATGTCAAGATACAAATAGTAGTCACCATACTTACAAGCACTTCTTGCCCACCCAAACAAGTTCGCCTCGGCATTTAAGACATTATACAGAAGTGTTTGGATTATGTCTTTTATTTCCCTGTTTTGGCAATCAATATTGATTAGTGGGTTGAATGTTGTTGATGTAGTAATCTCATCAGCATAAATGTCTAGAGCAGAAGCAATCTCTGGCATATATTCCATTTGCTCAAAGTCTGTGTATCGCATCTGCTTGTTGCGATTATAAAGTACCTTATTGGTGAGGTCTCCAAATGGGTTGTGATATTCTTTCTTTTTGAATTCACGACCTGTGTTGGAAGTAAATGTATATTTTGTTACGTCCCGACGGTTGCCTCGTATAACAGCAGGGCGATCGTAATCTACGATTGGACCACTGAATAGTCTTGTTAGTCGCTTGAATAATGCTGATTGATTATTCCTTGGGTTTTGGTTATTGTTTTCAGCCATGGTTATCCTTTAATGATCCAATTTAGGTCGTGAGTCTTTCCGTCTGTGCCTTTAAAAGATGTTGGGTTTCCCTTAAAGCCGTGCTGTCCCTGTATCTTAGTATTAAGTTTTGTAGATGATACGGATATACTCGTCAGTAGTGCCTTCTTGTAATCTGCCTCCCGTTGGTTTGCCGTCAGGGCTGTTCCTCTTACCCAGCAACCGATACAAGCCGCAATCACTAGGTCGTCGTTGTAACTCCTCATGGCTTGCGGTCTTCCGTTATGCCATACAAATGTCTTAACTTCGTTTGCAAGGCGAACAGAATTAATAGTAATTAGTTTATTTCTCACGAATTCCTCAAACTTCGCAATAACAAGTGGTCTGGTCTTCATAGACATTGTAAAACCAGCTACACCTCCTAGTGCTTGAGCAGATACTTCATCAACGTACTCATGTGTTGATTTTATACTATAATATAAATTTTTATAGTCTAAATCTTGTAGCCTACTTAGCACTCCGATGCCCAAAGAGTTGTTCTCAATAATCAATAGAGCATTATTATATTCTGAAGCCATTGAGTACAGTTGTGGAGCAAACATATCTGGTGTGATTTTGCCTTGGTATTCTGCTACCTGTTCCATAGTCTGGGTGTCAAACACATGAGCAACACTGAAGTCAGAGCCATCGCCTCTAGCAACATCAGCAACTAGGATATAATCATTCTGTGGCTCGGGTTCTTTCCAGATCCAATAGTTTCTATCAAAACCTGTTTTGTGTTTTGGTTCAATGACTTTTTCTAATATTAATTTTAAGTCGTCCCCATGGACCACTGTGTCACCTGAAGCGTTGAAGTTACATTCAAGCTCCTGTGCGATTTCACGACGAGACATATTTCTTGTCTCTTTTTCAAACCAAGCCTGATCACGTTCTGGATGGACATTCCAAGGAAGCTTGATTGTGTGGAAGTCGTTCTTGTTCTCTTCTGCCTCTGTGTAGGTTTTGTGGAACCAGTTACCAACACCGTTTGGTGTGGAGAGGGCGATACAGCGACCACCAGTTGATAGAGTAGGATAAAGACCTGCCCATAGTTCATCAATACCTTCAACGAAAGCAGCCTCATCAATCACAAGTAGAGACAACGCCTCTGAACGACCAGCATCGCCAGAAGTTGATGAGGCCTTTACTTGGGAGCCATTAGTTAACTCAAAAGAGTTTCTGTTGTCAATAGCAATATCAGATATTTTTAACCACGCTGGTAAGTTTTTATGTATAGACTTAATCTTCTTTACAAGATTGGCTGCGGTGCCTAGCTTGGTTGCTACGACAAGAACATTCTTATCTTTGTGGAAAAGCATTAACCAAGCAACATAAGCAGCCACGGTTGTAGAGATACCCAACTGACGAGCTTTTAGAATGACGCTAAATCGGTTCTCTTTGAAATCTCTTAGGGCTGATTCCTGAAAGTCGTAAAGGTCAAACGGAATTGACCCTCTCATTGGGTGAGAGATTTTAGCATACTTTTTACAGAAATACGAAGGATCTTTACCACAGCGGACTATCTCCGCCATCATCTCCTTCTTGTTAAGAGCCATTTATGCCTCTGGTGTTTCTGGGTTCTTTGGAGCCTTGTCGTTTTCTGGACGCTTGTTGGATTCTTGAGCCAAGAAGTCCAGGAACTTTTTGTGATAATCTTTTTCTGCTTCCGCAGATCGCTCGGAGCCCATACGCACTGGCTCTACACCATCAAAGCCGCCAATAGCGTATTGCTTCTTAGCCTGAACCCAAGTGTGCTTACGAGAAGTTGTCTGTACCATAATGTCTGGATCAGAATCTTCCGTTAGGGATACTGTGCTTTTAGTAATCTTTTTATATTCCTTCTTTAGGAACTTAACGATGTCTGCAAACTTTGCGTTAATTTCGTTTTCGAACTGGTTGCGAGGATGGATCTCATCAACACGCATTTCGCTTTGATAAGTTACAATCATCTTTGGCCCAGCAAAGCGAACCTTAAAGCCGTCGATTACACGACTATCGATGATTGGGTGACCTTCTTCCCTGTCTAGTCCAACCTGTAGGGCATCGCCATTTTCATCCAAGGCTCCATCATAAGCATTAGCAGCAGCCTGGTTTAAACCTTTAATTACGTCTAGGACAGTAGCCATTATTTTCTTCTCCTTAAAGCATATTCAAAATGCTCTTCTGTTGGTCGGTCGCCATTTTTCCACGCCTGTTCTCGACCAATAACAAAGTCTATATAACAATCGTGGCAGCATTTAAACCTATTCATATATAGGTCGTCCTTCCTGGAAAATGAATATGTTTTACAGACTGGACAGGTACGGTCATCTTTTTGGCGGTCACGGCGTTTGGTAATCTTTACGTCGCCGACTGTGACTGCCTCTTTGTTTGTTGAGTACTTATCTCGTTTAACTCTCATTTCTTTGAGTTGGTTTAGGTACTCTTTTTCTTTTTCTTCCTTCCATTCGTGGCGGAAGTCTTGTACAGTATCTTTGCCGTACTTTTCGGTAATCGCTTTCTCTACAGCAGCGATATAGTTTGGGTCTTTTCTTGTTTTCATTGGCTAGGCTGTACCGCCCTTACAATAGCGATGGAAGTCCCTACTCCAATAACAACACCAGTCAATAGGCCAAGGGAACCCTTGTTTCTTTTGAACCAAGTATTGTCTTTTTGGATTGTTTCCTGAAGACTTTTGATGGATAGTTTGTACTGCTCTTGGAGTTGAGAGCAGACCCTTTTATCCACATCGCACTCTGCAACTTTTGCATTGGTATCGATCTTATCTTGTAGGAGTTTGCGGAAGTCTTCTTCGCTTAATAGAATGCCGACATAGGTGTCGCTGCCTTCCTCAACTGCTGCTGGGCGAGGTTTGAACTCAGTGACCTCGCCAGCAGTAGCATTGAGGGAAAACAATAATAATGTTGTAACCAGTAATCTCATTTTACTTCTTTAGGAATTTCTTTAGTCCTTCAATTCTTTTGGCTGGTCGCTTAAGACCGCTGACCAATGTGTAAGTTACGAGTTTGTCTTTCTTATCGTCCTCGTAGATACCACGGTGAACCATAGCACCACCAGTCAAAGCAGCCAAAGTATCAAAGCCGAACTCAATGTTGTCCATCAAGCCAACAGTTTCTTCAAAAATTTCTTCGCTACCAACAACAATACAAGCAGCACCTGTAGCAGTTGTCAAGTCAAAACCTTCAGCGAGAAGTGTTTTCTCTAGGTTCTTCTTAAGAGCACTTGAGACAGCAGTTTCGTTCTCAAGGTTCTTGACGCTAGTCACACCCATAATCATACAGCCGGGCTGTTTCATAATGCTATCATAATCTGTAGCATCAAAGGTTGTGTATTCTGAGTCTTGGTTTGCTAGAACGTTAAAGACGTGGAACAAGCCAGCGACTGTGTTGTTGATTGTAGTCCAGAACTTCTTGACTGTAAGTTTTGGATATAGTTTTTTGATCTTTTCGTTGTCCACCATAATGAGTGGAGCGATCTTTCCTTTTTCTGCGAGCCCGCAAAGTTGGGTAATGCGAGTGTGAGCGTTCTTGGCTACGGTTGGGGAAGCAGACTCACCAGCAGTTGGAAGGGAAGCAATAACACCAACACGCTCATCAACGTTCTCAACGCCGATGTAGGTGAAGTACTTCTTGGCTACCTTGATGAGGGTATTGACTGTGCCGCCACCTGAGCCGCCAGATACACCGAGACAGATCAAAATGCGGTCAACGTTGTTGCCGAATACTTCACGGAACTTGTTGAACACTTCTTGTTCTTTACGCTCGATGGCTGCTTCGGCTTTGGCTTGGTCTTTACCAGCACCCTGATCACCTTGCTCATCAACCAAGAACTTTTGGTTCTCTGGGATATCTAGACCATTAAGGTCAGAGCGTGCTGTATTCACAGCAACGGTTTTTGTGTAACCCATATCATAAAAGGCTTTAGCCATACGACCACCGCCTTGACCTGCTCCAACAATAGCATAGGTTAAAGCACCACCCGATTTATCTTCAACCGTCTCCTGTTCCTCGTTGAGGTCTGGATCGTAATCTTCAATATCTAATACGGGAATATCTACCATTTTAATAGTCTCCTTATAGGTCTAATTCTTCGTGTAATCTAATTAGGGCTTTCAATCTTTCTTCACGATCTTGTATTTCTTTTGTTTCCTCAAGTTTTTGATCGTAAATCTTTTTGATTGCTCCGATTTTGTCCTTTTCAAGTTTAGCACGGATTTGATTTTCTTTTATAGCAGTGTTGATTTTTGCTTGCACACCCTCAAGATACTGGGTCTTGTTCTTTGTTGGGCGAACAATGTTATAAACAAACCAGGCTAGTCCGAGAAC